CACCCCATGCGAGGGGAAGCAATTTTGCCGTTGAAGATGATGTAACTAATTCTCTTGTCAGACTTTGCGCAGAGTCGAATCTGATCTGCAAGGTCAGGCATGAGGTCGGGCTTTGCCTTACCAGATAAATCCCGGTCAATATCAATGGCTCTGACGATACCTTGTTTATCAGGATTGTGGTCAGAAGCACGCGTTGAATGACGGTAATCGCCAAGCCACCCATCGCTGGACTTATCCCTTGAACTGTAAGAATCATCGATCTGAAGCCTTAACTGTTGTCCGGCTTTGCATAACTTTGGGGTCATGCCAGTAGAAGTTTAGCTTCTGCCTCTGTAATACCTAGGCGCTCGAGAATTGCAGCTTTAGCGGCTGCATCGGCTGCCTTGTCTGCTGCTTCCTTGGCAATAAGTTCCTTCTCGCCCTTTGCGTATTCTGCTTGAGTAATAGGCGCTACTGAATCATCGCTAAAGGTTAAGTCCGAGATATCTTCACCAACTAATGACCATTCTGCATCTGGTCGCAAGTAAGCGATAACTTCGTCTAAGCGTGGCATATTAGGCTCCTATTTCCATGAGAATCATTACAGCAATTTGAGATGAATTTTGGACTGTTACCGTGTGGCTTGTCGAAGCAGATTTAATCTGTGTCTTATATGTAGTGGCGCTAGTAGTAGCAGGTGAATCTAAATAATTCTGACTTACTGGAACAGCCAAGTAATTATCATTTCCATAATAAACGGTTTGAGTCGTTTGTGGCAAAATATCGGTAGAACCACGAACTAGATTTAAATAACCACCAGCATCGCTAGTTGAAACTCGACTTACGACGACGCATTGATAAGTGTGAATTAATATTTTGCTTGTCGCAGAAGAAGGTGTAATAGTTGCTGATAAATTTGAATCGATATATGTAGAACCGTTTGTGGCTGCGTTTGTTGTCGTTGTTGCCTGGACTACCTGAAGAACCTTGCCGCCACCTGCTGGAGCAGCCCATTTAATGCCCGTTGCAGCACTTGAATCTGCTGTAAGTACATAACCATTAGTTCCAACTGCTAATCGTGCTGGAGTGTCTGCCGCTGTTGCAGCAATAAGGTCACCCTTAGCATCGACAATAGCGTTCTGAATGGCGTTTGAGTCATCTTGAGCAACCCATGAGAAGTCGAGGTCTGTTCCAGATGCCTTGGCTAATACCTGTCCTGTAGTTCCGCCTTTAAGGTCTACGAAGGCTGTGTCAATATCGGTACCAAGTGCAGCGATAGCGGTTGCGCCATCTTTCACCAAGTCTGTCGATTGCGGGATATCAAACCCGAAATTGGGGGTGGTCGTTGCCATTACGCTACTACTCCTATCGCATTTAGCCAGGTTAGGCTGGTGTTAAGTGTGTTCCATGTCTCTGCTGCATTTACCTGCTCCCATTTTACCGCAACTTGGGAGAAGTTTATTGGAGAAGCGTTGAAAGTCACGCTGAGGTTATTAAGGCTTGCCCTAAATGTCCAGCCCTCGATGTAGCCCTGGAAGGAGCCCAAAGAGATGTTAGGCGGTAAATTCTGAATCCATACTGGCTGGCCTAAGAATATGTTAATGAGGGCATCTCTATCGGCATCGTCAATTTCTGGGTTTCCAAGAGTGAAAGTAATGCTCTGGAATTTAGCCGAAGGGTTAGCTCTTAGTTCAATGTAACGATCTGCCAAGGCTTCAGCATCCGATGTGTGCTTAATGCGAGATGTGAAGGATTCTCCATAAGTGCCATAAATAGATTGGCTAGTTAAATCCTCAGCCACATAGGATTGATTACCATTGTTATCGTAAATTATGTTGAAGTAGTTTCTAAGGTCTCCAGCGCGAGTAGTCGCAGCTAGTCCTAGTCCGTTGGCATGGTTAGCATCTAAGGTGGTGTAGCCGTTGGCCGCTAGGTAATCCTGGCGATGAGTCTGGTCTGCATAGCCGATATTGCCGTTAGCATCCTCATAGAGAACGCCAAAGGCTGAGTTAGCGATATCTGTGCAAAGTGAGTAAAGGTCTGTCTTGCTCGATGATCGTGCGATAAGTTCATAATCGCCTGGTTGGTCAATTTCACCTAAGCCGATGTTTAGGGCATTAGCCCAAGTCTCAGTAGGATCATAATTAGCCCAAGTCTGAGCTGCTGGAACTTCATTCCATTGGCCTAATAGATAGCCTGAGAGAAGTGTATAAATCTGGTCTCCATCAAAATCTTGAGACAAGATTCCGTTATCAATTAACTTAGGCAGTTTAGATAATGCACCTAAAGCTGTGATAGTTGCAGTAGTTGTATAGCCAAGGTCTCCGGCTCTATTAACGGCAACAGTAAAATCTGAGATTAGCCCGCCAAAGATAGGGACATAAGTTCCAACTGAATTGGTCACTTCAACTGTAAGGCTAGTCCCTACCGTAAAATCATAAGAGCTGTTATTAAAGTTAATTAACTGCAACTGGCAATAGCCTGCAACTGGCTGCTGGTTAATATCAGTACGCCCAGAAGTTACTGTTAGGTTAGCAACGGTAACATCGGTTACTTCTGTGCTGTCTACCAGAATCTTATAGGTGGGAGTCCAGGCGGTCATGCGTAGATTAAGCCCCCGCCTAGGGTTCCTCGAGCTGAGGAGTCATTAAGAATAGTTACGATCTGGCGAGCAGTTGACTCGCTATCGATTGCGCCATTAACTGTGATATTGGTGGTTCCAGTGCCTGCTGCAATAAATCGTGGGAGTGAAGGTGTCTGCAATGGTGCGCTAGGAGCCATTGGAGCACTTGGGGATACCGCTCCTGTCTCAAATGAACTGCCTGTAATAAATCGACCTACCGCTGAACCGGCTGAAGCAATGCCGTCAATAAGTCCCTTAATCTTGCTAATCTTGTCAATGAAGTCTGCAAAGGTATCGATAATTCCAGCGATAATCTTACCTAAAGTCTTGAAGGCTAGGCCAAGAGTCTCACCGATAACAGGCGCTAAGTAATCCTTAGCAAAGTTATAAATAGCCTTCATGAAGTTATAGAAAGGCTGAAGCTCCTCGTTGTTATCTCTTAACGCTGAACTAACTGAATTAAATGCTGATCGTAGGCCGTTAATGATTGGCTGGATAACCTTCATAACTGGCTGAAGTTTCTCGCCTAGGTTAGAAGTGAAGTCCTGAATTGCTGGAATGACATTCTTAACAATGAGTTCCACCATTGGAGTAATCGCATCGAGGATAAAAGCTCCGACTGTTTCTTTGCCTTCATCAAAGGCGATAGTTAGGCGATTCAACTTGCCTTGGAATGTGTCTGCCTTGGTAGATGCCTGGTTCTCGAAAGTGTCTGCAAGCTTGGCTGTTATCTGATCCATGCTCATAGTCTTAAGCTGAGCGGATGTAAGTCCAATACCTAATTTAGAAAGAGCGGCAGTATTCCCTTCCGCTGCTTTGGCCATTGCGTTGGTAACGGCTTCGAGAGATTTACCCGAGCCCGCGGCGACATCGATGGCTACAGTCTGAAGCTTCTGAGCCTTCTCTACATCTCCAGTAGCCCTTGCAAGGCGTTCTAGCGATGGTCTGAGATCATCATCGGTGACACCAAAGGCTAGGGAAGTCTTGGTTATGTAATCCTCTGTAGCGGCTATCTGAGCATCTGTAGCGCCAGTTACATTCTTAAGAGTAAGGGCTAACTTCTCTTGGGCTGCTGCATCAGCAATGGCAGACTTAACGCCATCGATGGCTAACTTGCCCGCATAGGCTACGGCTGCTGCTCCGGCAGCTGCAAAGGCCAGTCCGGCTTTCTTGCCAAAGTCTGAAACCTTATCCCCAAATGAAACAACATCGTTATCTGCTTTATTTAGGTTCTTAGTGAAGTTATCAACATCAGCAAGAAGCTTGAGCGTTAACGCTCTTGTACCTGTTGCCATTAGCCCCACTCCTTCAGAATCTTATCGAATGATTCAGTCCATCTAGCCACGATCTGCGGTTGAATCTTGCGAAGCGTTGGATAGATAAACCAGCCCTTAGAGCCTCGACCTTCACGGCCTGACCACACAGGGAACTGCTTAAACTTGTTGGATCCGAATTCTGAACCGCCCCAGATTGTCTTAGTGGTCGCGCCACCTGAAAATTTCTGAGAAGCAAATCCATAAGTAATCTCGCCAATGCGGCTTGACTTCTTGACCCTGGAACCTTGAGCGATTCGGCCTGCTACCTTATTGCTTGCAAGAGAGTTAGCCTTCTGGATAACTTCATCTCGAGCAAATTCAGCCAGAGCGCCTGATTGGCGCTTGGCCTCATCGTTGGCTTCCTCACCCATATTCTTTAGAGCCTTGAATACCTGGCGCAACTCCGTCTGGTCAAGTGCTACTAGTTCACTTGCCATTACGCTGCTCCAATACTTCTATAGCTGTGAGAATATCCTCGGCAGTTTGCCAGTGATCCATTGGAATCTG